TTACAGGTAGTTTCAGAGTACAAGGCACCATGGCTAGTACTCCAGATGATGATGATTTCTTTGATATTACTGTTGATGGACAGTCTGGCGGCACTATTTCATTTTCAGCTAGTTCAACTTTAAGCTATTTTACCTTCACTGGAGTTTACCAGAACGTAAGATTTATTTGGGGCAATAACCCAGACTCAACCACAGGAAAGATTGACAAAGTACTTTATAGAGCGTAAACTATAATGTATGAACCTGATCCAGTCGACTATCCTGACATCGTTGCCTACTGCTCGTAAGAAAACTCCTTCCGGATGGATATCATTTAATGCTCCGTGTTGTATTCACAATGGTGAAACTCAAGATAAAAAAAAGCGTGGTGGAATAATGACCAGTGCTGATGGCACAATATCATATCATTGTTTCAACTGTGGATACAAAGCAAACTATGTGATTGGAAGGAAACTAAATCAAAAAATGCGAACGTTTATGAGCTACATAGGTATTCCTGATGATACAATAAAAAAATTAGCCATAGAAGCAATGCGTCATGAAGAAGGTGACACTAAATTTGAAAAGAAAAAATTTATAAATTTTAATCACAAGGCACTACCAAAAGGAAGTAAAAAATTAGAAAGTTGGTTAGAAAACTATAACGCATTAACAACTGAACAGAAAAATAGTATTGATAGTTTGCTAACCTATCTCACAAGTAGAGGCATTGGTGCTGATTGGTATGACTTTATGTACAGTGATGATACGTATTGGGATACAAATAAACGTGTGCTGATTCCTTTTTACTGGCGTGGGAACGTTGTTGGTTGCACAGGCAGAATGTTTGAAAGATCAGATAAAGTAAAATATTTTACTGACGTACAACCTGGATATGTATTCAACATGGACGCACAAGATTGGACAAGAAAATTTGTAATTGTTACAGAAGGACCTTTTGATGCTATTACCATTTCTGGCGTTAGTATATTAGGCTCAGAGATAAATGATATACAACGAGAGTTGATTGAAGGGCTGAACAGACAGATTATTGTTGTACCAGATAGAGACAGACCAGGAGAAAAACTTATTAATCAGGCAATTGAATTTGGTTGGAGTGTAGCATTTCCAGAATGGCATGATTCGGTTGAAGATGTGGCCGATGCCGTGCTAAAATATGGAAGACTGTTTACAATGCAATCAATATTGAAAAGCACTGAAACAAGTAAGTTGAAAATTAATTTGAAGAGAAAAATGTATGGCTGATTACAGTTTTGATGTACAAAAATTATATTTAGAAATGCTGCTTGCAGATGCAGAATCATTTGCGAGAGCACAAAATATTTTTAATCCAAATAGTTTTGATAGAAAGTTACAACCTATTGCAAAATTTATTAAAGACTACATGGAAGAATACAAAGTCATGCCAGACGTTGATCAGGTGAATGCTAAACATGATATCAAATTGAAGTCGGCAAAAGATTTAGATCCTAGTCATTTCAATTGGCTACTAGATGAATTTGAAACGTTTTCAAGACACAAGGCACTAGAACGTGCAATATTACAGTCCGCAGACTTACTAGAAAAAGGAGACTATGCTCCAGTTGAAGACATGGTCAAAGATGCAGTAAGCGTTGGACTAACAAAAGATCTTGGTACAGACTACTTTGAAGATCCAAAAGGTAGATTGGAGAAACTTAAAAACTCCAATGGACAAGTCAGCACAGGTTGGCCAAATCTCGATAAGAAACTGTTCGGTGGTTTTAACCGAGGAGAACTAAACATTTTTGCAGGTGGATCAGGCGCAGGTAAAAGTTTGTTCTTACAGAATCTTGCGGTGAATTGGTCAACTGCTGGTTTGAACACTGTGTATATAAGTTTTGAATTGAGTGAAGAACTAACAGCTATGAGACTTGATGCAATGATGACAAACATTCCAACACGTAAGGTTTTTCCAGATATAGATAATGTTGAAATGAAAGTTAAAATGTTAGCTAAAAAATCTGGTCAGTTGCACATAAAATATTTGCCAAGTGGTAGCACTATACTTGATATAAGAACATATCTAAAAGAACTAGAACTAAAGACAAAGAAAAAAATTGACTGTATCTTGATTGATTACTTGGATCTTATGATGCCAAAAAGCAAACGTATTAGTCCTGCAGACTTGTTTATAAAAGACAAATATGTGTCTGAAGAACTTAGAAACTTTGCTGTAGAATCGCAAATGTTGTTGGCAACTGCTTCACAACTTAATAGAGCCAGTGTTGAAGAAATAGAGTTTGATCACTCGCATATAGCAGGAGGACTATCAAAGATACAAACAGCTGATAATGTAATTGGTATCTTTACATCTCGTGCTATGAAAGAGCGTGGCAGATATCAAATACAATTTATGAAAACTAGATCATCTAGTGGAGTTGGACAAAAAGTTGATTTAGAGTTTGACGTTGATAGTTTAAGAATAAGAGATTTGGCAGATGATCCTGAATATAAACAATTTGATAAACAAAGAAGCACAATATATGATTCACTTAAACAAAAATCAAAAGTAAGTGTAGACAAGACTGACGCACAACCAAGAGTGCCAGATCCAACCAAAGGTGATGAAATTGGCAATGTTAAAGCAACTGTTGAAGGTGGCAAATTAAGACAACTGTTAAACGAACTACATTCAGATGAAGAACAATAATGACATTGAATATATCTATGAGAAGTTAAGTTCTCACTATCCAAACTATTCAAATAAAAAACCAAAAGCTAAAATATATAGTCGAGCATATACTAGTTTGATAGGAGTTATGCTTTCTGCTCAATCACAAGATCAAAGAACTGCAATCGCTTGCAAACAACTGTTTACACTGGCTGACACTCCTGAAGAAATGATCAAATTATCTAAAGAAGAAATAATTCAAGCCATTAGACCAGCGGGTCTACACAATGCAAAAAGTAAAAATATTTTGGCAACTAGTAAAATGTTGTTAGAAAAATTTAACGGTAAGGTTCCACAAACACAAAAAGAACTTATGAGTCTTCCTGGTGTAGGGCGTAAAAGTTCAGATATCATGATGAGATTTGTTTGGGGGCAACCACACATTGCAGTCGACACTCATGTATTTAGAATGTTGTGGCGATTAGGTTGGGCTGACAGCTTGGATGAAGGCAAAGCATCAATTACAGTAAATGATACTACACCTGCCAAATATAAGTATGGAGCTCACATGTGGCTGATTACTCATGCCAAGCGTGTTTGTAAATCGAGAACACCTTTGTGTGATCCTTGTGTGATAAGTGCCGCCTGCGATCGTAGAGATATCAATATTCCAAAAAGTAAACTACGCCAAAATCTCAACGCATAATAATATACGTAGATAAATAAAGTTGCTCAAGGCAATAACAGGCAAACATAGGCAATGAAAAAAGACAAAGAACTAAACGACATAACAAGGCTGTATGATAGATTTATTAGGCAATGTCCAGGCACAGAAGAATACACGCAAAGGCTCGCCGAGGAAACTCAAATCATCCTTCGACTACGTTTCGTAGACTACTTCATTCAAATATGTGACATACTTGCAATAACCAGAGACATACCTCATATGACTCGTGGCTCAGCAGGTTCGTCACTTGTCTGCTATCTTCTTGGCATAACAGATGTAGATCCTGTGCAGTGGGGAATACCCGTGGCACGATTCTTAAATCCAAATCGAGATGACCTACCTGATGTCGATATTGACTTCCCCCATTATCGTCAGGAAGAAGTGATGAATAGAATATTTGATCGATGGCCCGGACGTAGTGCTAGAATATCCAATTACGTGCTCTATCAAGATAAATCAGCAAGACGTGAAGCGGCTAAACGATTAGGTGCCAAGGGTAATCTCCCTCGCAGGTTTACATACGAATCAGTAGGAGTTGATCCTACAGAAGCAAAACGTATAGAAAATAAATTGAAAGGCAAAAAAAGATGCATATCAAAACACTGTGGAGGAATATTAATGTTTCAAAGGCAACTACCAAAAAGTCTGTTTACGGCGGAGAATCAAATATTGTTAGACAAAAACGAAGTAGAGGACTTAGAACATCTAAAGGTGGATGTTTTAGCCAATCGTGGTTTATCGCAACTGATGGAAATAGATCCAACCATACGACTAACAGAATATCCAGAAGAGGACTCTGCTACCTCGGACCTGTTGTGCAGAGGAGACGTGTTGGGAGTGACCCAAGCAGAATCACCAGCCATGAGAAGATTATTCAGAGCGATACAACCAAAAAGTAGAAAGGACTGTGTGTTTGCTACTGCATTGATTAGGCCGGTGGCGATATCTGGACGTAAAAAAGCAACCATGTTTCATGACTGGTCACAGGAACGTATGAGTGACACAATTGTGTACGAGGACGATGCTATCGATAGAATATCTGAAGTACTCAACATAGACAAGTATGAAGCAGATATGTATCGTAGAGCGTTTGCTAAAAAGAATGAAGAAAAGTGTATGGAGTTTATATCAAGACTAGGTAATCATCCACGCAAAGACGAAATTATAAAAATGTTACAATCACTATCAGGTTTTGGATTGTGTCGAGCTCATGCTGTAAATTTGGGTAGACTAATTTGGGCTTTGGCATATCAAAAAGCTCATAATCCAGAAAAATTTTGGAGAGCTTGTTTAAAACATTGTCAAGGTTCATACAGACGTTGGGTATATCGAACTGAAGCTAAACGTGTGGGTATTGAAGTTATAACACCAAGTAAATCAGATCATTGGGACACACCACAGTTCCAATATCGCAAATATGGTTGGTGGAGCTCGCAAGAATTTATGCCAGGTATGTATGTAAAAGAATTGTATATGGACAAAGTAGAATTTGCAGGACTTGTTGCTAACGGGAGAGTGTTCCGAGGCGATAAAGGAAGATATGTAACTTTTCTTACACTAGGTATAGGCAACGGACAATACATAGATGTAACAATCAAAAAACCTTTTTCATACAGTGATCATGATGTCGTGTATGGACAAGGTACAATAAAACATTCTAATAATTCAGATTATATTGAATGCTATGACTCAAAAGGATTTCGACTAGAAAAATATATTTAAATAGTCGTATGTCAAAACCAATTAAGACTGTAAAAACCAAAACACAATTACAGACATTACTAAACAACATAGATGGCATTGGAAAAAAACTTCTAGCTGAATGGATAGACCTAGATCCAATTTATGTAGGATTAGAAACTAAGGCCAACTACGAAGACAGTATAAAAAAACATTTGATACAATCAACTAAAAATT